AAGTATTTTCAACGAAATTATAAACTACTGATGCGTTAACCACCGTTGAATTTGCTGTTGGATAAAACCAAACTACTTCATTAAATAAACTATTATGAGAACCGTAAACAATGTCAGAGGCATTGTAATTTATTCCTAAATTATCTCCTCCCGTTGTAAATACATAATCTTCAACCAATGATGGTAATTGTTTAACTGTTCCATCATACACAAAAAATCCTCCACCGAATCCCATCCAAAAAACAGCACCTTGTGCAAAGACCATAGCATGTTGACCAATGCATCCACAGTTTGTTCCAACTTGTCTTATTGAAAATACAAATGGAGGGCCAACAAACTGCATAGTGTATGCTGCTTGATCCGTTAAAATAAATATATAATCTTTTCCTTGTACAGCTCCAACAATGTAGTTTCCGGTATCCAGTCTAAATGTTCCTGCAGTATTAGTTGCAGTAGGTTGCCAAGTATTATAATCTTCTTGGTTTGCAAATCTTATAAACATTGGATCTTGAGAAGAAGTTGTTCCAATTACTGTTTCTGTTCCAAGTGCAATTAAATGTCTATCTCTATCTGATACAATAGTCATTGTAGATTTTGTTGGAGCATTTGATATTGCAGTCGCTCGTGTTGTAAGAGCTCCTCCAACGGAAGGATCCCATGAAAACATTTTACCATCTTTAACAGTTGCAACTAATATTTGTCCAAAATTATCTAGTGACCAGTTAGCGGGAGAAAGAACAACTGTTGGTGCTGCTGATGCATTGCCCCAACCTACAGTTCCCCAAGTTGAAGTTCCCCATCCATAGCCATAAGTTTGATTAACTGGACCTACAAATATATATGGAGTTGTAGTAATTGTAGAACCACCTCCTGACATTCCTGTACCACCCTCTGTAACAGGCATAATAACTGTAAATGTATTTATGGTTGGAACTGAAATAATTTCAAAAGTATTTGTTGTAAAATTAGCAGATGTAAAAGTTGTAACACCTCCTCCTGCAAGAGAAGGAGAAGTAAATCTAATATAATCTCCAACAGATAGTCCGTGAGAATTTTTCGTAACCGTTATAGTTGCAGATCCAGTAGTAGATGCTAATGTTCAGGAACATTTAGACTGGATACCGGAAACTACATTGTTGGAGCTGTACAAGGAAAAGATTATATATTTATTTTAACGGATCAAGCAGCATACACTATGCAGTTTGTTGGTCCTCCTTTTGTATTTTCAATAAGACAAGTTGGAACGAATTGTGGATGTATTGGTCAGCATTCAATTGTCTTTGCTCAAGGAGCTGTGTTTTGGATGGGCTTTGGAGGAGGATTCTTTGTGTATGATGGAACAGTTAAACAATTACCTTCATTAGTTGAAGATTATGTATTTACAACGGGAGGAGATAATTTAGGGATAAATTACAATGCCTCTGATATTGTTTATGGTTCTCACAATAGTTTATTTAATGAAGTAGTTTGGTTTTATCCAACAGCAAACTCAACACAGGTTAACGCATCAGTAGTTTATAACTTCGTTGAAAATACTTGGACTACAATGTCACTTGCTAGAACAACTTATTCAGATGCACAAACTTATGATAAGCCATATGCTACAAAATGGAATTCAACAGCAACACCAAGTTTCCCAACTATTAATGGTGTAACAAATACTTATGGTGCATCTATTTATTATGAACATGAAACAGGTGTTAATGAAGTAAGTTATACTGGAGTTAAAACAGCTATTCCTGCTTACATTGAATCAGGAGACTTTGATTTAGATATTGAAGGAGATGGTCAGTATTTAATGAAGATAAATAGATTTATTCCAGACTTTAAAATCCTTACAGGAAATGCTAAGGTGACTTTATTGTTAAGAGATTATCCATCTCAAACACAAAATAGTCAGATGTTAGGACCTTATACGGTAACTTCATCTACAACTAAAATAGATACAAGAGCAAGAAATAGATTAATGAGTATTAAAGTTGAAAATGAATCTACAGATGAAAACTGGAGATATGGATTATTTAGAGTAGATATTCAACCTGATGGAAGAAGATAATGGCAAAGATTACCACATATATACCAGAGCCAGCACAGCAGTATTCTGTAGAAAATCAAAGACAAGTTTTACAAGCACTTGAGACATTAAAAGATCAATTAAACTTTTCTTTTCAAGAAGATTTAAGACAAGAACTTCAAAGATTTACTTGGTTTAATATGAGGTTTGGCTGCTAATGTCTATTTGTAATAATATCAATGAAGGTGATGGCCAACTAGTTACTTTTGGTGGAAATAATTTAGATGCATTTGGAAGACTACGTGTATCTAATCCTCTTACAATCTTTGACAGTAAAAGTATTATGTCAAAGAACACTTTATTTGATGAATCAACTGCAAATGGAGGAACAGTTTCTTACACAGCTAATAAATCAACAGTTAATTTAAATGTAGTTGAAACAGCAGGATCTAAAACAATAAGACAATCTAAAAGAGTTATGTCTTATCAACCTGGTAAGTCTTTGCTTATTTTTAATACGTTTGTAATGAATGAACCAATAGCTAATCTTAAACAAAAGGTTGGTTTATTTGATGCTAACAATGGAATCTTTTTTACAGCAGACGGTACAACTTTAAAAATAGTAAGACGAACCTATACATCAGGAGCAGCAGTTGATACTGAAATATCACAATCATCTTGGAATGGAGATAAGTTAAATGGAACAGGGCCAAGTGGATTTACATTATCTGCTGATAAATCAAATATATTATTTATAGATATTGAATGGTTAGGGGTTGGATCTGTTAGAGTTGGATTTGTTATTAATGGTCAATTGATTACAGCTCATACTTTTAATAATGCAAATAGTTTAACAACTGTTTATATGCAAACTGCAAACTTACCTATTAGATATGAAATAGAAAGAACAGGAACATTAGCAGCTGCTACTTATACATTACAGCAAATATGTTCTTCTTGTATTTCTGAAGGTGGTTATTCTCCGGAAGGATTAGAACAAATGATTGGAACTACTCAAATTAATGCAGGTGTTAATTTAACAACAGTTAATACTTATTATAATATTGCAACTATTAGAATTAAATCATCAAGACCATATGCTGTTATAGTTCCTGCGGGAATAGACGTATTAAATATATCTAATAATGATTTTGAATGGGGTTTATTTTTTAATGCAACTCCTTCTTCTGCATTTTCATATACAAGTTTTGATGATAATGTAGAATATGATTTAACAACAGTTGATTTAACTGCAACAGGCACAAGAGTTGCAGGAGGTTATATGGGAGGTAAAACTGCTCCCTTTGCTTTAGGTGGAGATTTTATAGCTTTTTCAAATCAACTTGGACAAACAATTAGTGGAACATCTGATACTTTAACATTAGGTGTAAGATCCGGAACTGCAAATGGGGATGTATCTGGTTTAATTAAATGGTTTGATTTAACATAGTTCAACAATGGCTAATTTTTATAAAAACGCATTCTATGATCCAACTACAACATCTGTTGTTGCGGTATATACGTGTCCATCAAATGCTAATGCAATCATTCAAAATATACAAATAACAAATGAATCTGGAAGTAAAGTAGTAAAGGCATCTATTAATGATGATTCAACTTCTACCGTTTTTCAAATAGCTTATGCTTCTCTTACAGGACCAACTATTTGTAATCTTGCAAGTGGACCTATTATATTAGAAGAAAATGATGTTATAAGACTTGAAAGTTCTGATATTTCTGGTATAAGTGCAACATTAGCAATATTAGAAATAAATAGAGACGATCAAAACGGACAATAGAAATGTTTTATTTTTGGCATACAGCAATAGTAATATTATTTTTAGCATTCTCATTTTTTATGGGCTATAAAATGGGAAAGAAAAATGTTAATAAGACAGAAGAAATTAAAACAAAATGTCCAATGGGATTTAATTAAAATATGGATAAGAAAGAATATCATATAGATACAGAAACTGTTACAGTAATAAAGAATAAAAAAACAGGATATGTTTATAAAGACGAAGAAGAACTTAAAGCTGCAAACGTTGATCCTAATGATATTAGTCGTGATGTTGTAGTAAGAGTAACTAATAAAGGATTAGAAATGTTTAAAAAATTTATGGCGGATAAATGAAACCTAGAGGTGGAACCGAATTACAATTTGAATTTTTAGAAAAACATGTATCTAAAGAATTATTAGATCAGGTACAGATTTGTACATCTGTTCCTGGAAAAGTTCCATTACATCCAACTAAATTAAATATCCTTTGGCAAAAGAATTCTTATGATCAACCAAATCTTGCACCTTGGTTTAAAGATAAATCTAATCACGATAAATATGATTGGTATGTATTTAATTCTCATTGGAACTATGAAAAGTTTAGATATTACTTTGATATTCCAACACATAAATCTATTGTTATTAAAAATGGAGTAGTTCCTATTGTACCAAGAACAAGACATGTTAAAGGTGAACCCATTAAATTAATATTTCATCCAACTCCATGGAGAGGATTAAATGTAATACTAGCTGCAATGCAACTGGTAAAAAATCCACTGGTTAGTTTAGATGTTTATTCTTCAACACAAGTTTATGGAGATTCATTTAAAGAAGCTAATGATGATGCTTATAAAGATTTATATGAACAAGCTAAAGCATTACCTAATGTAAATTACATTGGTTATAAACCTCATGAATACATAAGAGAGAATTTACATAAATATCATATCTTTGCATTTCCAAGTATTTGGGAAGAAACATTTTGTATATCGGCACTTGAGGCAATGGCCGCTGGACTTTATTGTATAACCACGGACCTTGGAGCTCTTTATGAAACAGGTGCTGAATTTATAACATTCATTCCTTATGAAAAATCATTTACAAGTTTAGCGCATAAATTTGCATACGCAATTGATCATGCAGCTGACACGCTAGATCATCCTGCTATTAGACAGCATTTAGATATGCAAATAGATTACACTAATAGATTCTATAACTGGAATAAAATTGGATATGCCTGGACTAACTTTTTAAAAGGAGCTCTTAATGCAAGATCCAAGTAGACCTATTTGGTTTAAGCAACCAGAAATAAAAACAGAAGCTTCTACAAGTTTTAATTTTAAAAATACAAAGTTATTAATTGCAACTCCAGTGCATTCTGATGTTTCTATTCATTACACAGAGTCTTTACTATCATTACAAGGAATGGGACATTCATTAGGTCTTAGTATGGATTTTCTATTATTAAAATCTTCTTTAGTTACACAGGCTAGAAATTTATGTGTTGCTAATATTTTAGCAAAAGAAGAATACACACATTTACTTTTTATAGATGCTGATATTTCTTTTGAA